AGTTGTGAAACTGCTTCCATACGTAAAGGTATGATTTACAGAAGCCACATAATATAAAAGGCCTTTTGACGGAACATACACAGTGTCTCCGGGTTGATAAAACTCATTTCCTGCAATAGTAATACTTGCCTTATTAATACTCATCTTTTGTATTATTAATTCTAAAATTGCATATGGCCTGGCCTGGCCCTCTGCATCACTAATGAATGGCAATGATATCTCTCCACCAGATTTATATCCATATTGCCTCCATAGATCAAAGTCTGTTGCGCCTGCCCAGAAGTATAATCCATCAACTGCTGAATTCAATCCTTCTCCCAAGCCTAATGGCGCATCCCCCTTTACGTCTACTCTTGTAAAATCAGGAGGATTCTCTGTAAATGTAGCATTAATAATGTATTCATCTTTTAATATAAACCTCTTTCCGGACCCATATCCTAAAAGATTTCTTGAATCATCTTCAAGCAAATGGTCATATACAGTTCCTTCTGCAACTTTGCCAGTTATAATGTCTACAGTATTCTGTATACTTGTTGCTAATTTTTCTAGAAAATCTGTTGCACCACTCAGAGGGCCTTCAGATGATGTTATGTCATCAGCCTCTTCTCCGGTGCCAAGAAATACTTCAATTTCTTCCAACTCTTCTTGCTTGGCTATGTTGGCTTGAAGCATAGATACATAACTATCTCTATCAGAGATGGCTTTTTTTAGCTTGGTCAGGAGCCCATCGCTGCCTAATAACACATTATCTATATCATCTGCATCCATCATATGAACAAAATTATCATTATGAAATCCGTTTACCATATCAATCCCCAGACCTTGTGCGGGATCTCTTCCGAATTCTTTTTTAAATGTATTTCTTATAGCATTTAAATTTCCAGGCTTTGCCAAATGCTGAGCAGGAGGTCTAAAGCTCCTCCCTCTTCCGGCAGATGCTGCCATAGTGAGAAGATCGTCAAAAGCTCCAACATCTTCTTGAAAAATAGGATCAAAAGTTCCAAGCAAAGATTCGGTATCTCCCCCTAAAATGTCTCCCTTTTCTTGAAATGATGCAGTAATTTGTAATCCATCTCCAAATAATGAATTATTTTGTTCGACCAAATCACCTGTTGAGTTTTGATATTCCATCATGTCTAACTGTAAAGCTCCGGTCTGTCCAGAACTAGCAGTAAGAAACGATCCAATGCTTCCTAAAAATCCAGATCCTGCACTTGCTTGTCCTGATGGTGCTTTTACTCCAAAAAACTCTAATGAGTCTGGACCAGAAAGTTTCATATTTGGAATCAAATATAAATCTGGATACTTACCCATCATAAGTGATATCAAAACTATTTTTACATTTAATGTATGCACTTGCAAATACAAGCCTTCGATTCTTGTTTGAAACAAGTCTGTTATAAAAGAAGGCATAATTGATACGTCTGTATCTTCTTGAAGCTTTATAACTTCTTTTAAAACTGAAATAGGAACCCTGTTCCAAAGTGGTGGCCTAAATTCCAGATGGCCTTGTGTGTTGCAAAAGAATTCTAAATGCAACATACTTGTAGCTGCACTGCATTTTTGAAAAACATCAACATATGTACTATCAAATAGTTTCCATCCTGAATTGTTCAAATTCATGATGAATGGCCTAATGTCTGCCATATCATATTGATCGGATACTATAAATAAATTTCTATCTCTATTCAGCCTAACATCTTCGATTCTTCTTTGTGCGCCTACAAGCATCATTCCTCTTGTTATATCGTGATTCTCATCCTCATCTCCCGACACAAGTGCTTCTCCAACCTGTGCCAAGCCTGATAAACTTATTTGAATCCCAACATCATCGGCTGCTGTCAAAGAGCTATTAGCTTGCATTCCTGTTCTGACTTGATTTTGTATTGCTCCATCAATTGTAGCAATCTCTGCTTCCAATGTCGATATTAAGGCAGATGCTGGGATGCCGGTTTCGGCACCAGCTTTTAGGCTTTTATTTAAATCTCTTATCTTCTTTCTAATCTTTACCTTTCTTTTCTGCAAACTCTTAACATTATTATTTGCAACTTCGCGTATTCCTGCTTGATTCATCATCTGCTCTGCAGAGGCAGAGCTAACGCTTAACATTCTGTAGGGATGAAAGTTTCCATAAAATTCATTCTGTTTTCTAACTGCCTCAACGACCCCCGTCAATGGATCATCAGGACTTAGGTTTACAGATTTATCTTTTTTATTATGTGCAGCAAAAGATTGTTCTATAAAAGTTTCTATATTATATGGCTGCCCAACTATTAAAATGCTTAAAATATTTGGAATATCTAAATTATTTAAGACATCTTGAGCAGCTGTAACTGAATATCTTTGAGAAAACTGAGTAGATGCAGCCTGATTCTCACCCGTGGGATCTACCACCTGAAATCCTCCAGTGGCAGTTACTATCCCTGTTTTCCATCTATAGACGAAGCCATTTGGATGCTGAAGTATTTTCTTTCCACCCGAAGACCCCATTCCATTATATTGCCCTTGAAGCAAATTCCCCTCTGTAACATTTTGTCCCGCAAAAAGACCAGAGTCAAAACTCAAAAGTCCTGTGTCTAACAAAAGCTTGTTTTCATATAATAAATCTTTCTCAGAAGAAACAACCTGCCCTAATTCATCCTTGACTAACTCAAATGGTGTCAACGGATCTTCTAGCATATTCTTTGGATCAGACAATGATGGCTGTATAGCGAATCTGCTCCAATTTAGCCAACTCATATTATCGGTACAAGAAATATTTAAGGTCCAATAGCCTCCTCCAAAGGTTTCTGAAGTATTTGTAACAAAGCCTCCAAAGACATGAATCATACCAAAAGAGCTATCTTGGGCTTTTCTAATGCTTTTATATTGCTCATAGGAAATTGACTGAGTTGTATAGAGTTGATATTCTGCTTTTAATATTACATCATCAATTTCTAAATATCCTGAATCAAAAGGCGCTTCGCTTGCTTCTTCAGGATAAGATGATCCAAGATCTGTATAATCTGTAAAAGTTCTGTTTCCACGTATATAAAAATGAACCGGATCAGGCGGATTTATAAAAGGCTTTCCAAGATAAAAGGTTCTAAGCCTATCTCTGATATAATCTGTATCTAAAGAAGAGTCCATAGATCCTGCTCCACCAAGCTCTAAAGCAGCAGATATAACTGAAGCTCCATCTATTGGAGGCATAGTGCTTGCTTGCGGACCAGATATAGTTCCCATGCCCTCTGTTCTGAAGCCTCCATTCATCATATCTTCAAGTATCCCTACGGTACCATAAAGAGCTTCTTCTATTGCAACTTCTATATCATCCTCTAAAACTGTTCCAATCCTATATGGATATGTCATTGCAAAACTAGCGGTAGAAGGACTGGAATTATAATTCGTAGATGTATTAAAGTTATTAAACAATGCAACCTCAATAACTCCGGTGCCTGGACCTATTATGTAATTTTCTTCAGCATCTGGATCAACAATCCATCTTGTTAAATAACTATCTGTAGAAAATGCATTTCTTCTAAGAACTTCGGTTATATCTTTATTCATAGCATTATAATTTTCTGCAGAAGCAGCAAATCCCAATACGTCTGCAACATCACCAAAGAAGGTATCAGCACTTATAGATAAGTCTTCACTAGCATTGCTTAAAGCCGAAGCGCTTCCATCGACGCCTTCATATTCTGCTTTAAACTCATTTTTTTTATTACTCATAACAGCCTTTGCTTGAGAGGCTGGCAAAGATTGTATATATTCTCTATTTGTTGTTGACTCTCTTGCTTCCAACATTACTGACGGTCCCGATGAGCCTGTCGGTCCAGTTCCAAAAGGACCTGCGAAAGCCTGACCGCCTATCTCTATAGATGCTTGTGAAAATTGACCTGTTTCTGTATCGAAAGTAATTACAGTACCATCATTTGTCTCTAGGTATTTGCCCATAGACTCATCAAGCCATTCTTGCAACTTTTTCTCTGCATATTCCTCCGCTGTAAATCCCAACTTATCAAGATCCAGCAGAGAGGCTTCTTTTATGAAAGAAGAAAGCAAATTCATACTATACATATGATTATCTTCATAAAAACTTTCAAATTTAGAAAGACTTTCATATGCCCTTATTTGCTGAACTTTATATGCAAACAAAGCCTTTGTAGCTCGTAAAAGCATTTTTTCAGTCTTGTCTATATATCTTAAATCATTTGCACTCCTTAGGGCTGAAAATACTTTTTTCTTTACTAAAATTGTAGCCTCAGGAGACATTGCTACAATATTTCTAGTGTCAGGAGTTATAGAATTTGCATGATTTTGATCTAGAAAAACAGAAGCTCCAGTTCCAACTAATGACACATGAAAAGGATCTGTTCCTTCCATGATATTTGTTTTTGCCTTTTGAAACGTCAAAGATGCTGCTTTATATATATCAGACGGATCTCTTGCTGCCATTATTAACTCTCTCCTGGTTTAGTTATTTGCGCTCGCCTATTTGATGGTACCAGATTTTTATCATCTTCAACGCCAAATGGAGGTTCTTTAAATTCACTACTTACCATTCCAACGACTCCAACGTCATTATCTTCATTTAAGACTCCACTAACCCAGTCTCCAAGCTCCAATGGATCACTAGGAGGAAAGGACATCAAATCAGAGCCAGGAACAAGTCCTTTTGATTCCGATGTGCTTTGACTCATAACAGTTTCTCCATCTGCATTTGTTGCTTCTCTGTGCCATGGCATAAAGTTCTCTCTCTTTCCTGATCTTCTTGTTATAGTGTAAGAAAAAGTATAAGAAAAATGTCCCGGCTCAGTGGCTGTCTCGGTTACATTAAAATTAGTAAAGTAACCTCTGTAAAATTCTCCCTGATAATACATATCTACATTTGTAGCAAAAGCAGCCAATGTTGGAACAGAGGTAAACGTTCCCGAACCACCATAAGTGGTTCCAAAACTAGTCCCTCCTCCAAAAGGCTCTGTTATTATATCTATAGCATTACTAACTCCAGATACAGCGCTAGAAAAAGCGCCACCTGTTAACAAATCTGCTCCAAGAGTTAATACATCACCAGCACTTGTAGCCTCCGACAAAGCCGACGCCGCCTCGGCAGCAGCAGCAAGGGCAGCTTCTGCTAATTGCCTTTGCCTATCAGCCAAAACTTGTCTATACTGAATTTGTTCATGTCTATAAATATCTTTTAAAACGTTAATGCCGGCTATACCAGAAGATCCAGTTGTTCCGTTCACTTCCATAACAGGAAGCTGCTCTCCCCAATACTGAACAACGAAGCCTCCTTTTGACAAGTCTGCCTTAATAAGCTTTGAATCTCTAATGCTAACTGATTGTGGATTCATATAAAGCTGTCTTTTGTCCCAAAATGTTTCTCCATCTTTTGATGCAGCATATGGATCTTGATCGCTGGTAAGCGCTTCCATGCTTACTGGTAAAAAGAATATTATTGTTTGTCTTTGTATTTCTTCCATTTTAATCCTTGTCAGGGTGAGGTTGGGCCCGAATAGTTTCCGCCTCTTCCTGTGTTCAAAGAGCCAGCGGCCTCATTTACGACTGTTAAGGCCGCTCCGGCTGCAGGTGTCATATCTATCTTCACCTGCAAACTATCACTTAACGCTGTAGCTATAGCCTTGGCGAGAGAGGCTTCATATTCTTCTCTATTCGCTGCTCCGGCAGCCCGTATTTGTTCCTCAGACGTTCCCGCTGCCAGATTAGACGCTGCAGCATTGATATTGCTTTGCATCGCCATACGCGTAGAATTAGCCGTCAAGCCTCCTATTCCCGAGTTTCCAGATAGTGCGGCCTGCAGAGTTCCTGCGTTATCCCCTCTTCCTGCAACGGCCAATGCGGCTGCTCGCCT